TTAAGGTCAACGGACGGATCGTTGATACCATGCTCGCTGCCCCAATTCTTGACGAAAACCGCTTCAGCTATGCTCTCAACTCCTTGGGATTCGACTATCTCCAAGAAGTCAAGTCAGAACAAGGGCTCAAACAAGCCGCTGCGGACTTCGGAGTTCATCCAAAAAAGGAACTTTGGAAACTACCCGCCATGTATGTGGGAGAGTACGCTGAGCAGGATGCAGCGCTCACACTGAAACTGTGGCAAGCGTTCAAGATCCGCATGCGTCAGGATGAAGTTGAATCCATCTTCAACCTCGAAACAGAAGCCTTCCCTGTCCTGCACAACATGACAAGCCGCGGGATCCGCTTTGACCGGACCAAATGTGAGCAGCTAATCGACCAACTCATTGCCCGTGAGAAACAAATCCACAAAGACCTCAAATCACTTGTCGGATCCAACGTCGATATCTGGGCCGCACAAAGCATCGCCCTAGCTTTTGACAAGCTGCACCTTCCCTACGCCAAGACCGAGAACGGCCAACCGAGCTTTACAAAAGGTTTCTTGGATGGCTGTGAGCACCCGATTGCCAAGATGATTGTGGAGGCGCGCGAGACCAACAAAACGCACAGCACCTTCCTGCAACCGTATCTGAACTTCAGCGCCAAGACCGGCCGTATTCATCCGCACGTCAACCAGATGCGCTCAGACGATGGCGGCACCGTTACAGGACGTCTGTCCATGGCCAACCCGAACCTGCAGCAGGTCCCTGCCCGCCACGAGATCATCGGCCCCATGGTCCGCAGCCTGTTCCTTCCCGAAGATGGTGAGATGTGGGCCTCAAATGACTTCTCCTCACAGGAGCCGCGCCTGCTTGTGCACTACGCCAATCTGCTCGATTTGCCCGGAGCCGACAAGATGGTGGCAGCCTATCAAGAGAACCCCAACACCGACTTTCACCAGATGGTTGCCGACATGGCCGGCATCAAACGTAAAGCTGCCAAGACCATTGGTCTGGGCTTGATGTACGGCATGGGCAAGAACAAACTGGCAGCGCAGCTTGACCTGAACCTTGACGAAGCTTCCGAGTTGATCGACCAGTTCCACAGGAATGTCCCGTTCCTGAAAGGCACAGTCAATGCTGTGATGAAACGAATCGAGCATCCCGCATCAGGCGGATCAATTCGCACCCTTCTTGGACGCAAGTGCCGGTTCCCACTTTGGGAGCCGATGGAGTGGGGTGTCAATAAAGCGTTGCCTCGTGAACAAGCCGTCATGGAATACGGCCAACGGATCAAGCGCGCAGGCACCTACAAGGGCTTAAATCGTTTGATCCAAGGGTCAGCCGCTGACCAGACAAAAGCTGCCATGGTTGCGCTTGCTCGGGAGGGGATCATGCCCATGCTGCAAGTTCACGATGAACTGGCGCTGAGTGTTAAGACAAGGGAGGAAGCTGAGCGTGCTGCCGAGATCATGGCAACGTGCGTGAACCTACAAGTCCCCAGTCGGTGCGATGTGGAAATCGGACCCAACTGGGGAGAGGCAAAGTAACTATGCGGTCTCAACCTCTTTGAGGTTGACCCAACAGGGCTTGACATAGGTCAGCCTGTTTTCTGCCAACTTGCGCATGTGGCCTTTGCGGTAATGCGCGCAAGGCGAGCCATGTGCAAAATCACCACGTTGAAGCACTTCAAGGGCCGCGTCCCGCTCACCGACGCCTACCTTAAGACTGTGGAGCAGCCGAAGCTTGTGCATCATCCTGATACCCGCCATCCCTCCGGCGATGGCATTTAATCCAAGAGGTGTCAGCGTGAACCGCTGCACCGCATCTTCTTCCATCTCATAAACCTCTTTCAAGGTTTCTGCTGAGCCACAAAGTTGGATGACCGGATGCATTTTGATCTTCTCTTGCAGCAAAAAATGCCACACCGAATGGAACAGGAAGCCTGTGTTGTTGCGGGCCTTGTCACCATGCTCCGCGAACCGCGTCATGAACCCACGCTTTGTAATTCCAATGTAGCCCCTGCGTAGCGGCTCACTTGTCTCATCCGTGAACCTCTCGTCCTTGTCACTGATCTTGAACCGGATGTGGTAAATCGCATATTTCTGAATGGGCTGCTTGTCGTAGGCCAAGTACAAAGGGATGTCTATGCGCATGGCAATGTCCCCACTTATGTCAACTACCTCATCTTCAGTCAGCGGCGGACTAGATAAGGCACATACCATCAACCTTGAACTGCCGTCACCATCTCTGATAACTGGCTCAGTTAATTGCAGAAACTTAGGTTGCTGCGTTGCCCTGTCCATCCAAAACACAACGCGGACGTGGATACCTTCTTTGGCATCCACGCCCAACGGGTGCGCCTTGGCTTGTTCCAAGGCGGTCTGAACCTTTTTGCATAATTGCTTGTTTAAGAAGCAATACTCAAGGTTTTTCCACTTCATCTAATCCGCCCTTCGAGGCGGTCTGCTACCAACTTGGCGTAGCCTGCAATATCCAACCAGTGGTCAACCACATCAGGATTGCCGTTCACAATGCGGCCAATCTTGTGGATGATCATGTCCATGGCCTCGGCCTGATCATGTGCCAACGTCTTGTCACGATTGTTTAAGGCGGCCTGTACAACACGTTTTAGCATCTGCATCACTTCAGCGCCCTCGATGAATTTGCCGTACTCCACGGCCCGAGCGTCAAGGGTTGCGTCCACTTCGTCTTCATACATCTCGATTCCCGTTAGCTCAAGCTTTTGGGATTCCTGCGCCCTTTTCTTTTCCAGATCCTCCCCAAACTTATCCAAGGGGATTCCTAGATTATTTGCATATTCCACCTGTTCACGGGTAAGAATAAAACGTTTAGGGGCTTTGTCACCCAATTGCTCCCTCATCATGTTCAGGCCCTCGACCGCCTGAGCGTATTGCACAGGGTCAATTCCCAACTTGTCAGCAATCATTTGCTGCTGCTCTGTCAGGATAGGCGCAAACGGAGCAAGGGATGCCAACTGCTCTGACCTCTTGGGGAAGTTAAAGCCGGTCTTCCTCATCTTGTTGCGCAGGGCATAGACAGATTGTTTGGTCATGCCAAATCGGTTCGCTACCTCATTGACCGAGGCAGCAGGATTACTCTCCAGAAACGCCTGAGCGCGTTTGGATTTGGACGGAACTTTACGTTTTTTCATATCAGACTCTCCTCATATTGCGATAAATCGCGTTGGTTTGGTTTAGGGAATAACTTTGGGTCAAGTCTTGTGAATGGCCACCACGCCATCAGTTGTTCTTGACTCAAAGGTTTTTGGGGCTGCTCTTGGGGTTGCAGCTTCTTTTGTTGTTTTAAAGACTTCATAATATTTCTTAGGCATCGGTGCCTTCTTATCTAATAAATTCCGGAGCCATTCCGCTCCGCCTAGTTGGTTCAAAATCATCCACTGCCGGTCAGACATCCTCACTTGTCTTCCGATCAGTGGCTCGGGTGGTTTTGGTCTTGGCATGTTGTATCAAATTCCTTGTGGTTACTCGTTTGGTCCAGCAGCAAGCGCAAATCCACTTTGCTGCACTCATTTGAATTCCTCCTTCCGGAGGCCGCATTTCTTCGCATTTATTACAAAGTTGTAATTGATGCACTGGTTGTTTGCTGCCCAATTGCAAGTGTTGATTTGTGAAGCTCATCTTCCATCTTCTTTCTTAAAAATTCTTGGTAATCCCCTTGGTATTTTCTCACCCCGAAGTGATCACACGTGTAAGCCACATCAACAAAGATCTTGAACCCCACGTCCGTTAACTTCTTGCAAAGCTGCACATCCTCAGAAATCAATCCCCCGTCAATGATCTGCAGATCACAGATCAAGCGCCGAGGCTTGTCCTCAAAGTAGGGTGTCGATTGCTCCCAAACAGCCGTCATGGCCGCACGAGAAAGGCGCAAGAATCCAGTGCCAATGCACTCGACCTCTAGCAGGTTTACATATGGGTTCCAGTTGTGTTTCCAAGGGTCCTCAGGGCGCAAGTTATAGCGCTCCTCGTCCACCTTCATCGGAACAGGGACACCCACCACGTCCACCGGATGGTCAATCAAATCAAAGAAAGCCTGTGCATCAAAGGATTGGTCCGAATCGATGAAAACAATATCGTCCACCCCCGCGTCATACGCCTCCCCAAACAGATTGCTTCGGGCCTTCTGCAGCAGCGCCTCATTCATCCAGAAATTAAGATTCAATTCCAGATCAGGCCTTTCCACCGCTGCGCGCTGAAAGATCACAGCCATCGTGACCGCAAAGTCACAGACAACCTTGCCGTCATAAGACGGGCAAAGAATGGCTACCTTGCGTTTAATCGGGCTCACGTTTTCATATTCCTAATGTATGCAGCAAAACTGCCCGTTGTGTCAGGACCAAAAGCCTTCATCTTCTCAATCTCCTTGGCCACCTCTTCAAGGACCAAGTTACGCTGTGAGGACAAAACCCAAGGATCTTCCTTAAGCTGCTCAATGACCATCTGGCGCTTACGCCATCCCATGGCCTTCTCCCAAATGCTTAGTTCTTTCATGTGTTCCCCTTCATTTGTTTGAGCGCCGCCTGCAGCCCTGCAAGGCCCCCGACCCGCTGACCGTTGATAAAGATTTGCGGCATCTGGCGCGCCTTCGCATCCTCCTTCATCAATAGCGCCCTGTTCTCTTCAATGTCCACACTGATCTCCCTGAACGGCAATTCCTGTATCTTCAATACCATCTTTGCTGCCAAGCAGTTAGGGCAGTTGCTTTTGGTGTACATCAGAATGTCAATCATGCTTTGCTCCTGTCAAAAAACCATTTCCACCTGCGCTTCTTTGCAATCAACTCAAGCTGCTTCAACGCATACTTCTCCACTGTCATGCCTAACTTCTCAGCAAGCAATACTTCAGAGTAAGACAAATTAATCTTGCCTACCCTGTTCTCATTCCTTACCTTTCTGACTCTCATCCGTTTTTCTCCTCCGCTAAACTTACACAAGCACCGAACCATGCCATGCCGCAAATCACGGCAATGGGCCAATACAGCCACGCAGGCAAGAATTCAACTGCCGCTGAAATAACAAATGGCAAAGTGATGATGTGTAGGTACGCTCTTTGTTTCTTGGTCATTTTTTGGACTCCTCATACGCACTGCACTCTTCCAACCAAATAGGGTCAAAGTTCCACGGCCAATGGAACCAACCCTTCTGCGCAGCACGTGCATTGCCAGAGATCAAAGCCTTGGGCTCCAAGCATTGGATGTGATGGGTCATGGGCAAAGGATCGCGGTTCACGCACTTGTGGCAGTTGGGCTTCCATGGCTGCTCAATCTTTTGAATATCTTCTGGAGTATGTTCACGCCTCATGATATGCATCCCTTATCTTCATCCGATCAATCATGGCCTGCATGGGATCCACGTCACCCATCAGCACGTCAAGCAGCAACTTGTCCGTTGCCTGATAAGCTTTCTCTGTCTTGCCAAGCTTGTATCCCAACTCAAAAAACATCTTTGGATCTTCAGTCATACAACGTTCCTCATCTCTTCAAAATAAATAGGCGCATCCTGCTCTATCCGAAAAATCACATCCGGATGCAAAACCCCGCTCAAGTCCACATTGCTGTTAGGCAAGAACACAGAAATTAACGTCCACACCTCCGGATAATCCGGCTCCAGTTTCAAACCAGACAGGGGCTCTACCGACCCAACCTCTGCCGGCTCGTACTCAAAAAAGCACTTAAGCGCCAATCCAAGCTCATCACATTCGTACAGGAATTCGTGCATTTGTTACCCCACAGTCAAAATTATTAAAAAAGCCACAATCACCGACCCCAACGTTACAGGCCACAAGGGCACAGGACGATGGATCGAGGACCATCCCATCAAGGCTGCCTGAACAAGCTCCTCAGACGATGTCATCTCAGGGGCCTTCGGTTGATACAACAAACCAATCTGCACCTTCCCAGTGTTGTAGGGCGTCAACCGCTGATTGATGCGGTCAACAGAAATGAAATCATGTGCATTAGTGATCATAAGAAGCTCCCATACCTTTTTTGGCCTTCATCGCATCGTTGTATGCATGCTCAAAACCCTCCAAAAACTTGTCCAGAGGTACACTCAATTCTGCTGTCAAAATGGCTGAGGAGACAAGGCACGCGAACCACGCCTGCGATGGTTTGGCAAAAGTAGTTGCGCAAAAGTTAAGCAAAGTCTGCGCATTGTCCATGATTTGTCCAATGTCTTTATCCGTATCGTCCGGCTTTTTAGTCATGTCAC